GGTTGTTGGCCCCAATGCCTAGCCACCCGTAATGCCAATAAATCTATTTGCCCACGGGTGGTTGTGTAAAATTTGCCGTTTCTTCAACCTGTTCTTGCGTTGGGATCTGTTTTGTCATTTCGATCAAACATTCCACGCCCATGTTGTAAACCTCACCGGGCAAAACACCATTGGATAGTAAACGATCCATAATCGAATGGCCATAGGCAATTGGATCGCCATCCAACACCCTGTACGCCGGCAAACATTTTGCATGATCTACGCATACACCAATGGCACCGGCGCACAATCTAGCCAATTGTGCACGATTGGGATCGCTACCCCAAATAGATATAAAATCCCAACACGTTGCCATACTGGATGGCGCAACAATGTTGTGTTTACCCAATTTCTTTAAATCCAACATAAAATGCCTCGTTTGTTGTTGGTTACGCTACAACGGCACCGCCGTAACATGTAAAATTTAATGTGAATGATGATGGATCGCCCTCGGCAAAATCCAACGCGCATACACATTTTGATAATGTTACAACGTGATCGTTTGCATCACCAAAATCGGTACCCTCGGCCGTGTATTTGATATCAATACAAAAATGTTCAACGTATGGAACACCGCTTGTGCCTGTTGATACGTTTGCCGCGTATGCACCTGTTTTGTTGATAAAATCGCGAACCGATCCGGGGTTTACACTGTCCGTAAATTGGCGGAAATGAAACGCAAACGATCCGGTAATCGCCTGTTCATCCTGTTTACGCACGGTTGCAAAATTACCGCGATCCATGATTACCAATTCGCTAAATTGTTGTGGTTGGCTGAATGAAAAATTACCATCTTCGTATGCGATCTCTAATGTTACGGGTTGGCCCGTTCCATCCAATAATTCGATCTTGCCATCGCGTTTGGTTTTGGGTACAACTGAATATGCCATTTTATTTACCTAAGGTTGTGGGGTTATGGGGTTAGTGTGTGTTGGGCCGTAAATGCCATTTTGATCAATATGAATTCTTGGGAATCCACAACCGATCGCGTTGAACCATTATAACGTATTGTAAACGCATTGTTAGAACTGTATGTGCCCAATACGGCATTTATTACCGTTTGTTCAACATCCAACGCCAAATCGTAATCGGTTGGGTACACATCCAACGGCCGTAACCGATATGCAAACATAACCATTACGTTTGTGGATGCGTAAACGCCAATGGCACGCCGTTGGCGTTCGGTTGTGGCCTGTGTACTGTCAACGCCTACCACAAACGATTTATGGGCAATTGTATCCTGCTGGCGTGCAAAATATTCCGGTGCCATTCGCGATAAATGGAAACCAGATAACACGCCAACGTTATTGGCCAACTCGGCCCGTAATTGTGCAAATGAAACGCCCATTATCTACGCCGCCCACGGAAATTACCCAAACGGCCGGGATTACATAGATAAATAACCGGTTGTTTGTTTACACGTTGATCGGGGTTGTCAGATGCGCCGGTGTGGTTGTGATCGTAAACAAAATTAATTTGCTTCCAATCGGTTTGGAATTGCTTGTAATGCTCGTTTGCCAAATCCAAATAACGCCCATTTGATTGGCCCAAACTAGAATGGAAATCACGAAATATGTAATACAACGCCAAATTTTGGTGGGCCGGTCTGAATGCCTCGGCACTCATTACCAGATATTCAAGGCCGCCACCCTCGTTACGCATACGTTGTACCATTGTGTACCACGCCTCATCTATGTACGTTTGGTACGATCCCAACGATGATGGCCGCAAATCTGCCAATTGTGAATACGTGGCCGTTAGATCGGCATCTGATACCACGGGATACAAACGGCGTAACACAACGGCGGCCATGCGGCGGAATGTATACACACGGCCAACAATGGTTATGGCCCATTCTTGTAGGTATCCCTCGCCCAATTGTTTGCCGTTCAATAGATTTGTTGCATGGGTGTATTGTGGGATATTGCCGGGATACGTGCCCAATGCGTTATCAATTATTTTATCGCCATTTGGTGCCAATAGAGTATACCGCACCTCGGTTGGTGCAACCAACGCCCCATTACGATAGATCGGCAATTCCGATAATTGGGATTTGCCACGCTCTAACAGTTCGGGTATTTTGATTTGTGGGGCGTATGGGGTTGAACTCATTTTAATACTCGTTTGTAAACGTCGATACCGTGGGTTTGGTAATCGGCAATAAATTGTTGCATGGCATCCAATTGGATATGCAACGCATCTATTTCAGCCTTTATTTCGGGTATGTGTTGTTGGCGTATCAAACGATCGGGCCGTTGTGCAAATTCGCGTACATATAGGCTCCAAAATTGCGGCTCAATATGGCCCAATTCGCCATTTACCAACAATTGCAAACACCATTTGTTAAACGCATCGCGATCGTATGTTTTAATAACTCGATTGGCCAATACTCGAATATCGGTAAAACGATCCGCGTAAAATTGGCCGCCCTTGGCCGGATACACTCGCATGTAATCGTGGCGTTTGGGATCTAGGAAGATCCAACCCTCGCGTTGCAATTGGCCAATGCGGTTGGATACATCCCCAACCTCACCACGGATTTGCCGTACACCATTTACACCGGGCCGGATTGTTTCAAATTCAATGTTTGGCACAAATACACCAACGGTTTTGTTAACTGTTGTGGATTTGTCCTTTTTCTCAATCGTTTCTTCAATTTGGAATTCTTGCCAAATCCAATTTGCCGGCCACCATTTGGCAAACAATGGGTGGTTGGGCCGTGTTGGCAAAACCAATTGGGTTTGGTGCATCGATTGGGGTGCCCATGGTTGGGCGTGTGCCGTAAAATTCATAACCTACCTCGTATTTATAAAAAGCCACCACCCAAATGGATGGTGGCCCCTCTATAACAATCTACAACATTTGAATTGGATTAGTTATCGATACTGATCAATTTAACACCGCGATCGGCATCAATAATACCCATACCCAAATAACAATGTCCAACAACGGATGTCAACGCTTTAGATGCATCGCGCTCCATTTCGATCAATACATCGCCCATGTCCATAGATTCAGCGGCACCAACCAACGCGGCCGGTTTACCTGTTGCGAATCCAATCGCACCCGGTGCCCACAATGCGCCAACATGGTTACCACCTGATTGGGTTACATGTGATGATGTATAGATATCAACGCCCAAATACGTGCCTTTGTAGCCCGGACCTTTTGCGCTGATAGCCTCAAACGATGCCGGTGCAAATGCCAACGCGTTGTTTTGCTCTGCACGGATATCGTTTTGTAGATCTTGCCATTGCTCTGGATGCAACAACGCTACGTATGGCCCCGGCGCGCCCTTTCCAGATGCGGCCAATTCCAACGTTTGGAATGCTTGAATAAAATCATCAATTGTCAATGCACCGGCATTGGTAACGGAAGCCGTAAACCCGGCAACCGCCGCGCCTGTCAATTCAGCAAACAACAATTCGTATGATTTGCCAATTGATTCAGCAATACGGAATGGATCAATATCTGAACCCATGCCGGTCATGCTAGCAAGATCCGAAATTGCATACATCAACGCTTGGCGTTTTACAACGATATCCGCGTGGCCATCGGTTAACGATGTTTCGCTAACTGCATCCGCTTCTGTTGCGCCTGTAAATGCACTAAAAGAATCGTATCCATCCAATCCGGCTTTACGTACTCGGATTGTATCGGATCCCATTCCATTAATGGATCCAACGAAATCCAAAAACGGTGTGTTACGCAAATTGCGTGCATCGGTGATCAATAGTTTTAGTTCTTGGCTAATCATTTGTTGCAATCTAAGATCGCCAACTAGCCCGTGATTTGTAATTGCCATGGTAAACCCCATTGGTATTTGTGTTTTGTGTGTGGTTTTAAAACGGGTTTACGCTGTTTCGGGTGCGACCCTACCCACATCTATTGTACAACGCATTTTACGTATTGGCAACCAAAAAAAAACCCCCATTTGGAATGGGGGAAACGATACGAGGCATAACCGTTTTTTGGAAGGAATTTAACCCGATTAGATTGAAACTACAATTTCAAGGTTACTCATATTTGCAACGCTCTTAACCTTTACATTGTCTTGATCAACCAATTGTACATCCAATTGTACCAACATACCGGTTGAATCATAGGCCGATACATGTACAATTTTAATGCCCAAACCATGGTTCAATGTTGCCCATGTATTTGCGGTTAACGATTGGGGCGCAAATTGTTTGCGGAATTTGGAAACCAATAGGCTATATTCGCCCTTACTGGAATCAAATTGCAACAATTCGCCGGGTTCACTTGATACACCCAATGAATCCCAAACGCGTTGGTCCTCATAATACAAATTGGTTGCACCCTCTGGGATTGCGTCGGTATCGGCCGTTAATGTGATATGGCCACCAACTTTTTGCAATCCAGATCCAACGGTGATCGCCGCTTGTGCCCGTGCATCGGTAAAATACAACGCGCTTGGATCTTCGGATACCATAGATGTATCGGCATTTAATGAGAATTCACCGCCGCTAAATGTCAAACCGGTACCGGCTGAAAATTCAGCAAAGATATTAGACAATTGCAAATTGAACAATCCCATTGCGGAATCGTATTGCAACATTTGTTTATCTGGGCCGGCAACGGTAGCAACACCCAATGAATCCCAAACGCGTTGATCCTCATAATAGAGATTGGTTAACCCCTCGGGGATATCATCGGTTTTTGCGGTTAATTCGATAACACCCGATGTGTAATCCAAACCGGCGCCGGTTACACTGATTGCGGCTTGTGCGCGTGCATCGGTGTAATACAGGTTAACGCTTCCCTCGCTGATTCCGTCGCTATCAACTGATAATGCAAATGTTCCGTTTGCATCATCATATGACAAACCAGATCCGGCCGCGAAAAACCCACGGATCTCACCTTGGTTTGCTGTAAATTCGCCGGTGGATGCATTAAAATCGATACCGCTAGATGCACTGAGAGATCCGCGAATCTCTGCATCAGTAACATCGGCACCCTCGATCTCGGT